GTTTCCCAGTCACGATCGTGATATGATCGTAAGCATGTTAGTAATTTAATTGATTTAAAGGAGGGCTAATTTATGCCTTATATGGATCGTATGCCTACTGTCATGAATCATGACTTTAGTAATGTCCCACGTGTGGATATTCCTCGTTCTAGTTTCAACCGTTCTCATGGTATGAAAACTGCGTTTGATGCTGGTTATTTAGTTCCTATATTTTTAGATGAAGTGTTACCTGGTGATACCTGTAACCTTAATATGTCTGGGTTTGGTCGTTTAGCTACGCCTATTAATCCTATTATGGATAATGCTTATATTGATACCCAGTTCTTTTTTGTTCCTAAACGATTAGTTTGGGATAATTGGCAGAAGTTTAATGGTGAACAAGATAATCCGGGTGATTCTACTGATTATCAGATTCCTGTTGCTTCTACTCCTGCTGGTGGTTATGACTTGAATAGTCTTTATGATTATATGGGTTTGCCAATTGATGTTGATATTGAAGATATTAATAATCTTCCTGCTCGTTGTTATAATTTAATTTATAACGAATGGTATCGTGACGAGAATCTTCAAGATTCTATTACTGTTGATACTGGTGATGGCCCTGATTCTGCTACTAATTATGTTTTGCGTAAGCGTGGTAAGCGTCATGATTATTTTACTTCTTGTTTGCCTTGGCCTCAGAAGGGTGATGCTGTTAATTTGCCTCTTGGTTCTTCTGCTCCTATTGCTGTTAATGATAATGCTGGTGATCAAGTTTCAGTTGATACTTTAGATGGTAATCGTATTTTGTATGCTGGTGGTACGTATGTTACTACTGATGCTACTTATGCTAATGAACCTAATCAGTTATATGCTGATTTAAGTGATGCAACTGCTGCTACTATTAATCAGTTGCGCGAGGCTTTTCAAGTACAGCGTTTATATGAGCGTGATGCTCGTGGTGGTACTCGTTATACTGAAATTGTTAAGTCTCATTTTGGCGTTACTTCCCCTGACGCCCGTTTACAACGTCCTGAGTATTTAGGCGGTGGTTCTAGTTCTATTCAAATTAGTCCTGTTGCTCAGACAAGTTCTACTGATGCTACTACTCCGCAAGGTAATTTATCTGCTGTTGGTACTGTTGGTATGAATGGACATGGTTTTACTAAGTCTTTTACAGAGCATGGTTATATTATTGGTCTTGCTTCTGTTCGTGCTGATTTGACGTATCAGAAAGGTATTAATCGTTTATGGACTCGTCAGACTCGCTGGGATTTTTATTGGCCCGGTCTTGCTCATTTAGGTGAGCAGGCTGTTTTGTCTAAGGAAATTTATGCGGATGGTTCTGTTAATGATAACGATGTTTTTGGTTATCAAGAACGTTTCGCAGAGTATCGTTATAAGCAGTCTAATATTACTGGTTTGTTCCGTTCGGATGCTGCACAATCTTTGGATGCTTGGCATTTATCTCAAGATTTTACTTCTCGTCCTGTTTTGGATGATACTTTTATAGAGGAGAATCCTCCTCTTGATCGTGTTATTGCGGTTCCTAGTGAGCCGCATATTATTTTTGATGCTTATTTTAATTATAAGTGTGCTCGGCCTATGCCTACTTATGGTGTGCCCGGTATGATTGATCATTTTTAATTGTTAACCGATTAACAAGGGGAATTTAAATTCCCCTTTTTAATGGGTTGCTTATGGAGATTGTTATGGTTTTGAAAGATGGTGTTATTTTATCTGGTTTAGATATACGTATGCGCTGGGCGCTTTTGACGCTTGAGCGTGTTTATATTCGTTATGGTCGTAACGAAGGTGTTACTATTACTTCTGGTTTAGATGGTGAGCATAGTGCTGGTTCTATGCATTATTATGGTCTTGCTGTTGATACTCGTATTCGTTTTTGGACTGATGCTCAGGCCTTTGATGTTGTTGAGGAGCTTATTGTTGAATTAGGCGACTCTTATGATATTGTGTTAGAGTCTAATCACATACATATCGAATGGAGAATGATTGATGGAAACTTTGATGTTGATGGATTTTATGATTAATAATTGGGAAATTATTGGTTTATTGTTTACTAATATTGCGGCTTTATTTGCTAAAAGTCCGCTTAAACGTAAGGAGTAGTTTATGGTTTGGTCAGCTCTTGCAGGTGCTGCTTTAGGTGCTTATGGTGCCCATCAGGCGAATAAGACCTCTATTGATTTGTCTAATACTTCTTATCAGCGCGGTATGGCTGATATGCGTAAGGCAGGTTTAAATCCTATTTTGGCTGGTAAGTATGGCGGTGCCCAGACTCCAGCTATTCAGAATGTCGGCGCAGCCGGCGTACAAGGCTATACAGGCGTTACTAGTGCACATAGTGCTAAGGGCCTACAGGCCTCTCAATCGAAGCTCGCAGACATGAATACTGTCGCTGTGAAGCTATCTAATGAAATTAAGCGTTTAAAGGATATTCCTGCTGCTAAGGTTTCACATTTTACTGATCGTATTGCTTCTAAGTTTATTGATTTTACCGAGAATGTTATTAAGTCTGCCGGTAGTGTTGAGGTTATACCTAATTCTCTGGTTACTCAGATGACGCGTGTTTTAGTTGATGCTCGTACTGTTAGTCATGAGCTGTTTATGAAGATGATTAAAGGTGCCTCCAGTGCTGGAGGTGCTGTTAATGATTTAGTTGATAAGTTGTCTGGTGGTATTTCTGCTAAGGAAAACACCGAAATTGATAATGCTTTTAAAGCGAGGAAATAATGATGTTTAATACTCCCTATGATGGTAATCGTAATCGTGTAAGTCTTGATTTTTTAGACGACGAAGGTCGTCCTGCTATTGGTCGTACAGAGCAATACCACAAGGATTCTTGTGATGTTAATACTATTTTAAAACAGTACGACCGTACTGGTTTGTTGAGCCATGTTAATGAAATGAAGGCTCATTATGGTGATTTTACGGAAGTAAATGAGTACCAAGTAGCATTGAATACTGTGATTCATGCTCAAGATTCTTTTGATGATTTACCGTCTGATATTCGCAAGAAATTTGCGAATGATCCCGGTTTGTTTATTGAATTCGTCACGAATCCTTCTAATTTCGACGAAATGGTAGAAATGGGTTTGGCAATCTTGCCAACACCCTCAGAACCTACTAAGGTTCAAATTGTAGCGGATGCGAAAGCTGCTAAAGAGGCTCCAAAGGAGCCGTAAGGGGTGTGGGGACAGTTACCCTCTTGATGTAACTGTCCCCACTGACACCAAACGTAGTTTGGGGTCATACGAACGAAGTGAGTTTTAAGGAGTTTTTTATGAAATATCGTAAGAAAATGAGTAAAGGGCGAAGCCGTAAGGTTTTTAGTAAGACTGCTAGACGTGTACATCGTAAGAATGGTCAAGGTCGTTCTATGCGTGGAGGCATACGTTTATGATATGCCGTGTTTTAGCCCGTTAACTGCTTGGCGCCCTAAGGTTAATTCTGGTTGTAATAAATTAGTTTTTAATCCTAAGTATGCTGAACAACAAGATGATCCTATGCAGATTTCTTGTGGTCAATGTAAAGGGTGCCGTTTAGAGCGAAGCCGCCAATGGGCGGTGAGGTGTTTGCATGAAGCGCAAATGCATGATTGTAATTCTTTTATTACTTTAACTTTTTCTGAGGAATCTATTGTTAATCGTGATGTTGATCGTGATGATTTGGATGTTAGAGAGTTTCAGTTGTTTATGAAGCGATTGCGTAAGCATTATGAACCTGCAAAGGTTCGCTTTTTTCATTGTGGTGAATATGGTGATATGTCTGGTCGTCCTCATTATCATGCTATTATTTTTGGTATTGATTTTATGGAAGATCGTGTTTTGTATAAGGAAAGTCCTACTGGTGAAAGGTATTATATTAGTGAGACTTTGTCGAAGTTGTGGCCCTATGGTTGGGCTATTATTGGTAATGTTTCTTTTGAGTCTGCTGCTTATGTTGCGCGGTATATTATGAAGAAGGTTAATGGTAAAGATGCTGATGAACATTATAAGCGTCTTGTTGTTGATGATGTTACTGGTGAAGTTGTTGGAGAGCGTTATTTAAAGCCGGAATATACGACTATGTCTCGTCGTCCGGGTATTGGTAAAGATTGGTTTGATAAGTTTAAGACTGATGTTTATCCAAGTGATTTTATTACTGTTAATGGTAAGAAGGTTACGCCTCCTAAGTATTATGATAAATTGTTAGAATTAGAGGATCCTTTTTTATTACAGGATCTTAAAGCGAAGCGAGCCGAAACGGCTATGGCTCATGCCGAGGATAATACTCCTGAAAGGTTAATGGCTAGAGCTGCTGTTTTTGGTCGTAGAATTGAGAAATTAGTGAGGACTATATGAGTTTTTTATCTGTGTTTACAGTTCGTGATAATAAGGCTGAAGCTTATTTGCAGCCTGTTTTTTTGCCTAACGAAGCTGTCTGTTTACGTGTTATGTCTAATTTGGTTGCTGATGATGATCATCAGTTTGGTAAGAATCCCGAAGATTATTCTTTGTTTTATATTGGTGAATATGATGAACACACTGGTGGTTTTCACGGCCTTGCTGATCGTAAGCATGTTAGTAATTTAATTGATTTAAAGGAGGGCTAATTTATGCCTTATATGGATCGTATGCCTACTGTCATGAATCATGACTTTAGTA